TTTGATTACCAGTTACAAAATCAGGATTCTCATTATCATTTTCAATTCTAGAATAAACTAGAACTTTATTTGCCCCTAATTCACGATATATATCCGCACCATGTCCACCTTCTGGTGGTATAATAACATTAAAAATAGGAGCAGTGCTTCCTGTAGGAACATTACCACTAGCTAGATCTACAGTTCCATAAGTATATCCAGATCCACCTTTAGAAATAGTAACTGAATCTACTTTAGAATCATTATTAATAACAACTGTACATTCAGCACCTTCACCATCACCGTAAATAGGAACTCTAGTATAAGTTCTATTAGCAGTTCCTAAACCAACTCCTCTATTAACAACAGTAACTATTTTCAATTCACCACTGGTAGATGCATGATTTCTAACAGATGCATCAGAAGTATTAGTATCCCAATCTGTTGGGACAGGCATAAAATTAGTAGAATCAAATTTTACAATATCACTTGGTTTAATTGTATAAAGATATTTCCAAACATAACCATCACCACTATCTCCTGCAGATCTAGGTTCTAAATCAGTAAATGTAGGTTCATCTAGTGAAGGTCTTCCACTTGGATTTTCAGGATCAGTTCCATTTTGCAAGCAAATATAAACTTTATAATCTTCATTTACAATATAATAATTAGCAGAATATAGATTAGTTGAACCTGATGGTTGAGATGTATTTGTCCTACTGATATCACCTCTGTACATATCATATGTTGTACCAGAAATCCAAGAAGTCTTATTAACTACTTGCCTAACGTCACTGGGAGAAATCTTCTTCAAAGCAACCATTGTATCCCAATAGTCATCTTCTTGCTCAAAACTATCTTTAGGAGCAGGGGGATCTGAATCCCATGTAGAAGAATAATCGTTGGGGTTTGATAGACCAACAAAAGAATAATATGAATTAGTAGTTGAAGTCACACCAGAAATAAAATTCCTAGCATTCAATATTCTAAGCTGATCAGTTATAATGGCGGACATTGTTTACTATTTTTTAGTTATTTATTCGTTATAATTAGTAGATTTTAAAGGAGACAATCTTTCAACAATTGGTGAGGTGGAAATTCCCAACAAACCATTGTTATAAGAAGTAAAGACTTTGTTTTTCGATCTATTATTTATCGAAATTCTTCCCCAAGAATAGTCACCAAATACTTCACTATGACCTAGACCAGTAAGTCCATTATAATTCTGAACACTTACTGTAACTTTCGCAACGTAAGTTTGTCCTATAGCAACAGCATTAGTTTGGGCAATAGAAACAGATGCTACTTCATATATATTATCCAAGAAACTGCTTCCTGAACCAACTACAGCACCAGCACTATTTAATGAAGTAACTCCGTTACCAATATTAGAGTTAGATACTACAAAATAGTATCCTGCCTGTATACCACTTACAGTGATAGCAGTTCCTACAACATCAGCATCTCTGAATAAAGAATCACTAGGAAGTAATAGATCAAATACTATTCCAGTAGTTACTCCAACAGTAGTAGTTGATACTCCAGAAATTACACCAAAATCACCACTATATGAAACTTTAGTTATTTCTTCCATGTAACCAGAAGTCTTAGGTTCTGCTATTAAAACTTCTGGTGGATTGGAAGAAGTATATCCAGTACCTGGTGTGGTTACAGTAATTGAATTAACTACACCAGCAGAAATAGTGGATGTAGCAGCTGCTCTCAAACTAGATGCAGTACTTACAGGATTTCCAATAGTTACTGATGGAGCACCAGTATATCCTGTTCCAGCATTAGAAATTTGAATAGAACTAATAGTTCCAAATCCAGAAACAACAGCAGTAGCAGAAGCAGCAACAACAGAATCTTGTGAGATGATTCTTATGCTGTTATTATTAGTTTGATTCTCTTTATCATTATCAAAAATAGTTCTTACATTCTCAACAAATGCAACTGTAGAACCTAAACCAACAGATTGAATCAAATTAGTAGTAGGATAGATCAAAGGTTCATATAAAGGTCTATCTTTAGTTACAGAAACTCCATCAATAAATTTATCTTCTGTTTGTCTAGACCAAGTAATTGGTCTGACATAAGTTTCATCTTCATTGATCCCTCTTCCACCATAAGTATTAGTATCAATACTATCAGTAGCATTGATCTTAGTAACTAATCTTTCATCTTCTCTATATTGAATTGTATCGTCAGTTATTTGAACAACATCTCCAACTTTTATTTGCTCCAATATATCAATATCTTTTACGTCAACTGCACCTGTTCCTTGATAGAATAATAATTTTACTTTATCACCAATTTTAGGTGCTTCAGTAAATTCTAAGAAACTTCCTCCATCAAAGACATAACCATCACCAGGAATTTGAAGGATATCATTAATAAAGACTAATAAAGTATCTTCAACTTTTACAGGAGAACCAGTTCTAGATTTAATAGTTTTTTGAACTCCATTTAATTTTATAGCAAATATTTTACTATTTCCATCAAACAAGTTGCTAAAGTCATCTAGAACTAAGAAATCACCTAAAGTCCAACCAGCAAAAGTATTAGTTTGAGTTTTTTCAACTGTAAGTTGGAATTCTTTAAAAGATGATCCAAGAGTAGAATCAGTTGGAATTCCAACTGTTCCTCCAACACCTACCGTCAAAATATTTTCCTGACCATAACCAGAACCTTGATTATTGAGAGAAAAGTCTATAACACTACCTGCCATACCAACAACAATATCAACTGTTGCTTCTGTACCCAATCCAGCATTTCCACTACCACTAAAGACTAATGGAATATTTGTATAAGAATAAGGAAGATCAAATATCACTTCTGGTGGATTAGTTGTAGTATATCCAGCACCTGGATTAGTAATAGCTACACTAACGATATGACCGTTGCTAACTGCAGCAGTTCCAATAAATTCGATATTGGGTGTACCCATACTTTCAGTTTTAACACCAACATTAACTGTTGTTTGAATTCCAGATCTATATCCAGAACCACTACTACCGATAGAAATAGAACTAATTGTTCCAAGACCAGAAACTATAGCAGTACCACCTGCAGCAACTAAAGGTTGATATCCCAAACCTTGAGTAGATCCTACAGATATAATAATTCCTCCAACAGGAACACTTGCAGTATTTGGATCTGACGTAACTGAAGAAGCAGATCCAGTAAATTGAATACTTGTAATACCTGAATTTTCAGATAATGTATAGTTACTAATGACATTGATTGGATCAGTATGTCTAGATGGTCCTTGAGCAATTTGATTTATCAATATAATAGCATTATCAGAAGAAATACCAGTAACATTTGAACCACCAGATTTCAAAGTAAATTCGGTGCTATATCCAGTAAATCCTGAAGATATATCATCAAAGATATAGTTCTTGGAATATGGCTCATCAGCAGTACCAGGAACTCCAGATCTTATAAATGATCTTCCATTGAAGGTAGAATGTGTTGCTATTCCAGTCCAAGAAACATCATCAGGAGAAGCAGCAGTAGTGCTTATTGGAGTTAATCCTTTCGGTGCAGTATAGAAATTAATATGATTTCCAATAATATTATACCCTCCATTAATCTTAGTTACCACAGCATCAGCATCATGTGCTGAAAGTTGAGTTCCCATCCAAGGTCTTTTAACTCTCAATCTGTTAGTTTCACCAAATCCTACTTGATCAACTCTCATTATCTCATCATCAATTTGCAGAAGATCTCCACCAAATATAGACGTTATTCCAGTAAGGGTTATATTGTCTATATTATAATCAACATTACCATTTAAACTTGTAGTAACAGCACTAGCAACTAATGGAGCTTGAATAACATTATCAAGACTAATTAAGACCTTACTATTAGCATTTTTGGAAGTCAAAGAATGAGAAGTTCCTATTCCTACAGAAGTAATATCTAAAACTTCAGGTGTAAGTTTCAATGCACCTTCGGCAGTTGCGGCAAATTTTAAATTAGAATCATCAGATTTAATAGCATACACAGTTGATGGAAGTTTATCAGTAATTCCAACACCTGGAATATTTGTTGATGCAATAGTAATTGCCTGACTTGTACCTGCACCCAAATGACCATATGTCAATTCTTCACCAGTCACAAAATAATGATCTGGTATAACAACCTTATTATTTGTTACATCAACAACACTAGATGAAGCACCTAAGAAGTCTCTCTTAAATATTGGTAATTGTTTATGTTTAAGTTCAAATGCACGTTTAACATCAGTTTCTGTTCCATAGTATTCACCCTCACCAGTATCAATAGATGCATTAGTAAAGCTTATTGTATTATCAGTAACAGAATCATTTACAGTTCCTACTGCACACTGAAGAACTCTTACTTGAACATTTGCACCAGCTAAAGGTTTAAATTTCAATTGTCTCACTCCTGCACCTGTAATATTACCACTAAAATCACCTAAGTTTCCTCCTGTCTGTACAACACCATATTCGGTAATATAAACTTCACTTGAATCATTAACAACTAATACTTCTGATGCTTGATATTGATTGTTTGTAGTATCTTCAATACTTACAAAATAATAAGCACTTCTATAAGCATCTGAGTATTCTGCAACAACTGTTTCTGTAGGAGATCCAGAAGAAGAAATTGATGTTTGTTTAGAATCTATTATACTAGTATTAAATACATGAGTTCCTACTCCAGAAGAAACAGTATCTGAGATTGCAATTTTTAAACTATTAACATTATATCCTGTTGCAGTAGTTACACCTGTATTAGGAGTGAAACTAATATTGACATAATCTCCAGATAAACTTGCTCCATATACTCCAATTCCAGCAGAACCTAAAGGACTTGATGGCATGTCAGAACTTACCTGACCATACTCCATAAGTTCAACATTAGTTCCATCATGAACCATAGTTAACTCATCCACTTCATAATATTGATATGCTGAATTAGTTGCAGCTAATGATACAGTTATCTTTGCAGACCTGTAAGTTTTGGCTATCCCTACAATGTTTACAGCAGTAGTAACTCCCAACCCAACAGTTGAAGTAGCACTACCAACATTAACAATGTCACCAAAAGCAGTAGAACCTATTCCAGCAACAGAATCTCCAATATTAAATGCTAAAGTACTTACGAAATAATCATTTACACGATACTTTTTGGGGTAGAACAATAGTCTTCCTTCATCACCTAAAATATCAAAATCAAAACTTCCAAGATCGGCATAACTAGCTACTCCACCATACTGGTTAAGCATAGCAGTTGAACTATTATGTAAAAGAGAAATAATATAAACTTGTCTTTCATCACTAAATCTATTATCTTGAATATAAGCAATATATTTTTTATGCCTTGCAGAAGTTAGTGGGAATAAATCTACAGGAGCAAATCTATCAGTTCTTGGTAAATCATTAAAGTCTCCACTTATATCATCTATAGATAAGACCCTATTACCAATAGATTCAATATAATCTTGAAGTATTTTAGTTTTAAATACAATTTCATCAGAAACAACAGTATTTTCGTCAACTTTTAGAGTTTTCTCCGTTACCAAATCAAAATCAGGAACAGTGTTCATATTGATCACTGAATCTAAAAGTGCTATTGAATCAACTCTACCTGTTTGAGTTGTTCCTAGACCAACACTCTGATTATTTTGTGTAAGATCATTTTCAACAATCAAATCACTAAATTTCTTAAATCCAGCAGTATGATTTAATGCAGAAACGGATTCTTTCCATTTATCAATTTGAACTGTAGATTTCAATGCATATGAGAAATATTGATAATAATCATTATCATGCAATCTTTGTAAATTGTTATTTAAGAAACCTGTCTCACGTTTCCATCCTTTGTTAACAATAGAAGAAGAATTAATATCATATTGGGCATTATATGATAATCTTTCTTGTACTGTACCTTTAGTTTTTGAAGATTCTCCAGTTATTATTTCCCCAACATTAAATAATCTTGAAGAAGATACTTTTAAAGATCCAGAATTTTCATTCCAAGACTGCACAGTTCCAGATGCTGATTTTGAATTAACTATTTCTCCTTTCTCAAAATTATTAGATGTCATTTCTATCCCAAATATAGGGAACCATTTTTCTGGTATTACTCTTCCTGAAGAATTAGCAGCATCAAAATTACCAGGAATATCTCCATCAAAAATTGAATCTTGTAAACTATAAGTTATAGTTCCTAAGTTTCCACCAATATTAGGATCTGTAGCAGTTATCTTAAATCGTTTGTAACTATAATTTTTTGAATTATATCCTTTACCTGTTGTTCCAACACCAACACTAACATTCTCAATTAAAACACTTTCACCAACTGCAAATGGATAATCAGAAGGATTACTAAAGCTTGCACCTATAGTAACAGTCACATCCTTAGTTCCCATATTATAATCCATAGAATCAATTAGAATTCCATTAGAATTATTAACTGGAATAATAACAGGAACATCTTTGCTCAACGAACTTGTATTTTTTACAATTCCTACATGAGAATTTCCTAAAGTATATTCTAAAACTACTTCACTCGATGGTAATTTAGTAGTTCCATCTAAAACAACTAAATCTGGTGCAGTAGTATAATACTTACCAACTGAAGTAACTCCAACGTGCTTTAAAGAGTAGAAAGAATCTACAGATACTAATTGGGGTAATAAAGCTTTAGGTTGTAATGTTTTATCTACAGAATATTCATATCCAATATCCTGAATATCTACACTCTTAATCTGACCAATAGAAGTACTATTAGGTTCTAAAACTGCTCCATATCCCTTTGAAGTAGTTACCCCTAAAGTCACTACTTTATCAATACCAGGAAGTTTATTATATCCCACACCACCTTTCTTAACTGCTACTAAACCTATAGGTCCACGAGCAGTTCTTGAAGAAGTCATATAGGTAAATTTACCATCTTGTGGAGTATAAAGAGATTTTTCAGGTTCTACGAATAAATTAAAACTAAAAGTAGTAGATCCAATTCCTGAAATATTAAAATTTTGATTGAAAATACTATTTTTGGTTGTTAATGACTTTGCATCTTCTATATTTTCAAAATCCTTTATTATCTCCTTTTTAACATCGGTAGATAAATCAAGATTTATTGGATCCATACCATAATAAAACTTTCTAGAAGTTGCTTTTGTAATTTGGAAACTTAAATTAGCATCAGCAGTAACTCCTACTGTTCCTGACTTAGTAACATTGAATTTTGCATTGTTAGTTGTATTATTGTAAATATTTGTACATTCTTGATCATAATAAAGATTGAAATCAAAAGCAGGATAATTTACACCACTTTTTTGGAATGATAAAGAAGAATCTGATAAATCGAATAAAACAGTTTGATTCGCTTTAACATAAATCGGAGGATTGATTGGACTTATAGTTCCTGCTGAAGCACTTGTAATATCTACAACAGCAGAATTAAATCTTACAGATTCATAATGATCATTACAAAGACTTATGGTATCTTTATCAACAACTGATACAAAATAAATTTGATTGTCCTTAAGACCACCTGAAGAAGTACTAGCAGTATGAATAACTTTATCACCATTATCCATTCCATGATTTAATATAGTAATTGTATTTTTTAATATGGATACATTACCAGAAACAAAGTCCCTTGGATTAATTACCAATCTTCTATTATAATCATTATAAGCAACTGTTATTGTAGTAGTAAAACCAAGTGAAGCATCAATGTTAACACGATCATTAATTCTCATACCATGAGTAGAAGCTGTTGCTACAGTAGCATCAATTTGAACAACTTCACCTGAAATTACATTTGGATAATTTGTTGTAAAACTATGATATGTTCCAGTACCAATACCAGTAAACATTAATGGTTCTTTAGATTTATCACCATCTTGAGATCTGTAAAAACCAAGGGTGGACAAACCAACTCTAAAAGTAGAAATACCAAGAACTGATTCAGACAATCTTACTGCATATAATTTTTGATTATTAGATAAAGTAAATGGAAGTCCTGCTGCTTCTGAATTAGATCCAAAAGTTTGTACACCTATAGGTGATCCACCGTTTGAATTGTATATAATTTCATCACCTGTTTCCAATCCATGATTAGGAATGAACATATTAGTTCTAAAAAGTGATACTTGACTAGCTCCAATTCCTGGATCTGATATTGTTACAGTGTGTCCAATGTTAGGTGCAGTTCCTATACCTAAAGTTTCTATTGGGTTGAAATATACTTCGTTGTTTAATTGATAATTGGAATCAACAACCTGCATATTATATTCTTGAAGGAAAACAAAATTTCTAGGATTTTGATTTAGTCTCGCAAAAGCTGGATGTTCTGGACTTGCTGTTCCTTCAGCACCTCTAAGAACTCTAATTCTACTTTGATCACTCTCTACCTTTAAGACTTTAACTTTCTCTGTTCCAATACCAAGAATATCATTTTCTCTAATATATGGGAAAAATAATTGACCACTAGCAATAGGGAAATAAGTTGTAATACCAGTTGCAGTTACATCACCAATTGCATTTCCTAATATAAACCTACTAGTGTTTATTCCTATTTGAGTTATATTATTATTTCTAAGATAAGAATTAGTAGATAATCCACTAATAGTAGCAAAATCTTTATTCTTAAGTCCATGAGGAAGTGTTGAATATCCTATAACTGTTCCAAATTCATTATACGGAGTAAATTCAACATTAGATATACGAGTACTAGCAACATTTATAGAATGAATTTCTTTTCCTGCAACTGCAGCAACTTTTGCAATAGCTCCAGCTCCACCAGTTCCAACATTATTAAATATTGCATTATCATTTACAGCATAATCAAATCCTCCTGTAATTATTCCTACAGCTTCTACCTTTCCTTCAGCAGTCGATTTAACAACAGTTTTTTGTTTATATTCTTGTGATGGATCTATTAAATAATTATAAGTAGTATTTCCATCTAAAAATCCATATGGTGTAGTATTTCTTAAATAAGTTCCATCATTAATATTCAAATCTTTTTGGTTTGAATATCTATCAAAGTTAAATTCAATTGGATTTGATTTGAAGGTATTTCCTATGAAATATGGAAACTGAGGTCTTCTATAATTTTTAAATACTTCTAGAGAATCAATAGAATCAGCATCTACAGTAGCAAAATATGCATAAGTTCCATTTGGATAATCAGGAGTTATACCATATCTTCCATTATGTTCATCTAAATCACCAACTCCAGTATATTGATAATCTTCAACAAAAGAACCATCTGGAAACAAACGTTGTCCAGATTCGTCAAATGGATTAGGTCTATATGATACCACACCTGTAGTGTATCCAGACTTCATAATCTTAATAGACCCACCAGTAGGAGTCTGATATGCATAAGGTCCATATATGGGATTTCCATCATATGCCCAACCTAAAATTGGAGAATGATAAACAGAAGTTTCTTCTACATCATTTTCAAGAGAAAGATCAACAAAATTAGATGGATTACCATCGATAACTTGTTTAGAGTAAACAGATCTTCTTAATTTACGTGGACAATATAAATGAGTGTATTCAATTTCAAAATCTGAATTAATACCCTCTGTAAGATATCCATCATCCTTTGATATATTCTCACCATTAACCAATCTTTCAAAGGAATTAAAAGTCCATTGTTTTGATCTTGATTCAAATCGAGCTTCTGATCCAGAAGAAGTTACAATAACAGTAGTATCCTTTGCATTATATCCAAGTCCATTACTAATAACTTTAACTGATTCAATAACACCAGCATTTAGCACTGGGGTTAAAACAGCACCTTTACCAGATCCCTTAATTTCTAAAGTTGGTGGAGTATTATATCCTGAACCAGAACTTAAAACTAGAACTTCAGAAATTTTACCATTTGAAATAATTGGTTTCAATTGAGCAGAAGATCCAGTTTTTAAAGTAAAGACTGGTTGTCTATTATAATTTAATATTTCAGAAGATCCATATCCTAATCCACCATTTTCAACGAATACAGATTTAATATGTCCTCTAAAAATTGGTTGAATAATAGCATTGAAATCTTGACCAGTTAATGTAGATACTCCTATAGTTCCTTCTACTTTTACTGAAATTGGTGGATAATTAAATTCATGAGTACCAGAACCAACAGATACTAAATCAACAAACTTATCATTATTATAGTAAAAATCAGGTGCAGTAGATCCAATTCCAACTTCTGATAATCTAAATGAATGATCACTAATCTTTGATACAATATAATTTGTGTTTGTTAAACCTTCTATAGCAGTTCCTTTAGGAGTATATAAAATTGTTTCTCCACTACTATATCCATGATTATTAATAGTAATTATATTGTTAGCTGTATTAATACCTGATATATTTGTTGTAGTTCTTTGATTAATATATCCAGATCCAGAACTACCAATACTAACAGACTTAAGAACTTTCTTATCAATACTAGATTTAAAATTCTGAGTACCTGTTCCATAAGATGTTAGGATAACACTAGATATGCCAGAAATGGCATCAGGAAGGGTCTTATGTAATGATATAGTAAATGCATCCTTAATGGAAACATGGTATGCTGCAGACGTTGTGAGACCCCCTACAGCAGTCTCTCCATTTGGTTGGTATATAACACTCTCTCCATCTCTAAATTTATGGAAAGTTGAGAATGCAACTGTATTATTAGATAGGTTTACTAATCCAGCATTCTGTATTGAATTAAATTCAACAGAATGTTCTGCAGAAACTAACTTAGCTTTTGCTATTGCACCTGTACCATTACCACCTGTAATAGTAATAATGGGTTCATCAACATAATCAAATCCACCATCTAGTACTTCAATTCTGTCCAAAACACCTTCAACTGAGCAAAATGCAGAACATCCTGCTCCTACAGAATCAGTAATGGTTAAAATAGGAGGATTTATTACATCATAATCAGTTCCACCACTAACAACAGATACTTCTTCAATAGGACCATAGAATATAGAATCGTTTGATTTATAATTTGATATTTCAACACCATTAATTAAAATTCCTGTTTGTCCTGGTTTTGTTTCACTTTTAATTGAAGAAGTAGTAGGATTTACTAATTTTCTAATAAGTTGTTGAGATTTTAATCTTTGATTTGCAAATTTTGTTAATTCAAACTTATTATTAGTTACAGTTCCTGTTACAGTAATAAATTTACCACTGTGGATATTAGATCTACTTTTCGCAATTTTAAATACACTGCTACTAAGTTTTTTAACAAAATATACACCTTCAATAAGGTTTAACTTATTTGTTCCTTCACCAGGTTTATATGTTATAGAATCTCCAGTATAAAAACCATGAGAAGATGGAACTCCTTGTGTATCTAAAATTTCTATATTTTCTCCATTAAAAGTTCCTGTAATATCCACTGATCTATCAGTAACATCCAATGGTTCATTAAGATATGATGGAAGAGAAGGTGAACTTAAATATAACGCATTTTCTTTAGTGTAGATGTTTTCAACATTAGTACTTTGATGAATTAACTCAGGATACTTTTCTACATTTGCTTTAGATAATATTTTTCCAATAGTATAATATCTGTTTACGTCTAAGATACCTTGATCATTAATTGTAAATTGATAATCAGTAATAATAGAAGTTATATTACATACTAGATTTACACCGTCAGTTGTTTTAATGTGAGCTTTATCACCCAACACAAAATTGTGCTTATCATAAGTTACAACACTATAAGTGGAGTTAGACTCATTTAGTAACGATAAAGACTTAATATTGTAATTAGTAGCAATATTAAAGAACCAATTATTTGCAGCTTTGTTGGTAATTCCTATTCCCAATCCTTGTGGTTGAATAACATCACCAACATCAACTGAAGGTAATCCACGAGTATGTAATTTTGATGTAACACCAGTTATTCTAACTTTACATAAATTTGATGTTCCTACACCAACATATCCATATGCAAATTCATCAACTCTTAAATTTTGTGCAGCATCAATATTTTTAGTAACTCCAGAACAACCATAGAACTGAGTAAGAGATTTAGAATTATAAGTTATTTTTGTACTGATACCATCCGAATGTTTTGTAACTAATGTCCCAGAAGTGTTAAATCCTACTGTAGAATCAACATCAATTACAGTAGAACCTATAGAAACAGGAGTAACTACTTTTGTTGTAGGATGGATAGAAAAATCACCAAATATAGATCCTCTTACTTCAATATCTTTGTCATAATCATAATCTAAACTAATAACATAGTAATCTTTCTCATTACGATGTATTTTTTGTACTTCACTTACAGATCCCCTAGCACCTTTAATAACACCGTCAGTATAATCTTGAAAAAGTGTTCTATTCACTAAATCTTCAGGATCACCTTCTAGTGCTTCAACAACTAAATCTTTAGAAACTCTATATTGAGCATCTGAAGGCGCAAAAAGATAATCTCTTGGTTTTATTACTTCTACATCAACACCATATAAAGCACGGAACAATATTTCAAAAGATTCATCCGTTCCTTTTGATGTATAGAAGTCTTTTGACTGTTTTATAAAAATTCTTGAGTCTACATCCGAATCTAACTCTCTTTCTTCAAATCCTGGTGTAATTTGAGCTTTTACTTTTGAGAAAAATTGTTTTAAGAAAAGAATACTTAAATTACCAACTGAATCCCCTGAAGAATGTGTAGATATTTCAGATTGATTAAAAACTAACTCATCAGGATTATTAGGACTTGTAAAAGAAGTAATTCCACTAAATCCTCTGGAGCATCCAGTAAAAGTATTAGTTGTTATTCCACTATATGTTATAATTTCAGAATTAATCTTAATTAATCCATAAGATTCTGGAAATCCGCTTGTAGAGTCAACAGAAATGGTATCATCAACATAATCAACGTCAGAAGTCAATGTAGTAGAGTCTACAAGATTCGTTAATTCATCAATTTTAATGTATTTGTCAATATTCCTAAAAAGATCCAGAGTTAAACCCTGACTCTCCATAGATTTATAATATTCACTCAAAAATTCCCCAACAAGTGGGTAATCTTCTCTTATAAAATCTGGCAGTTGATTTGATACAACTGAACTAATCTTGACTCTAGTATCGGCCATTTATATTGGTTAGTACGAGGGTGTGGATGCTGTGGAATCTCCTAAAACACTATATGTTGGTAAAGATGTTACTTCAATACCATCACCAGGAGAAATTCTTGCTAAATTACCATTCATATAGCTTGGTGTAGATTTATATAACGTTCCTGAAGGATTAGATCCAGAAGAAATGTCATCCGTTAACATATTTAACGTACTACTATTAATATCTAGTTGCAAATAAAGATCCTGTAATCCAATAACATCATTTGAACGAGGACAAACTGATATTTCAACTATTGGCTGCCCTTGAATCGATTTAGATGTGCTTGTTATATTAATAGGATCAATCATAACTTCACCTTTTTGATAATCAACCGTGCCAATGTTTCTTTTTATAATAGAAGGTTGAGTTTGGGAATCTAACTTAAATAAGAACAAAGATCCTTTATGCATATCAGCATTTGGAACATCACTGATATAAACAGTATGATTTGAACCATAAACCTTAAATCCTGAAGATTTAATGTTATAGGAATTGGCATTTTTGATATAAAATGGGTTTCCAAAGCAAATTTCATACTCTCCAACTTGATTTAACCTTGCTCTCATGTCTCTTCGCATTGCCACAGTCGTAATATTAGAAGTTACAGACTGATGACTGTTATCAATAAGAGTTTGGAACTTACTATACTTAAATTTTGCTCCATATTTGTTCATTTCACTCGATCCTGCATAATCAGTTATGTTATTTGAGATAAGTGTCTTAACAAAATCAGCACTTGGTGATAAATTTGCGTTATAATAGGCAGTTATGTCAGTCTCAACGTAGAGATACTTGAGATCGAGTATTTCTGGGACTATTCCTGCTACAGAATAACCTCTTAACTTATTTTTTAAGTTATCTTTGACTGAATTGGGTACAAAAGGACCATAAAATGGTTTAATTGTGATAAAAACCTTCCCATATTGAGGTGGTTCCAATTCTTCACCACCAAAAACCGATACAGATTGAGTTTCTGGGTAAATTTTAGGTATAAGTGCTTCATAATCAGAAGCAGTTACTGCTCTATTTTGAGTAGAGTAGATTCTAGGAGCATAACTCTTGATAGAATCAATAGATTCTATTTCTTTACCCCCTTCAGACTGTTGTGTAGTACTAAGAAGTGAAATTCCGTTACTTACAAGGTTATTATTGTTGTCTACAATGCGTCCATTGAATAAAAATGAGGAAATTCCATTTCCTGCCTCACCATTTGTCTTAATATATGAAGTTTCTATGTAATTTAACGATTTTAACTTTTCTCCAAACACTCCATCACCAAAAATCAACTCATATCTTTCATCTGAGACCTCTTGAATGAAAAATACACGAGAAGTAGACGTAACTTCAAACAAACTATCAGAAAGAAGGTATTTTTTAGAAGATGTACTTGCTTGAGTATCTCTAACTTCTACTCTAAGTGTAGATGTATCAATATGATTGTTATTTAAGATATACCTTTTAGGTGGAGAGGGATTCTCAGCATCTACTATGAAGTTTGCAGTTAAATATGTACCTTCATAAACCACAACATCAGTAAAATTAGCAAATCCATTGTTATCTACAGGTACTGTAACGTCTGAAGGTATGGCAAATGCATAACTTTCAGTACCAAATATCTCACTAGCAGTACAAACTACACCTTTTTTAAGTGTTAAGGTAATAGGTTTTGTGGAAAACCCTGTTGTATCCACATAAAATGATATAATTGCCTTCGCAGCAGTCCTAGAACGAGGAACATAACCAATATTACGTGCTAATGCAACAACATTTTCTCTTAATGTTGCACTATCAATGAAAACCTCATTACTAACCATGTTAGCATTGTATGAGGATAGGTAAGTATTGTACGCAAGAACGTCAATTATGCTCGAAAGGTTAGAACCTTCAAAGTCATAATCTGTAAAATTGCTATTTGACCGTAAATAATCCCTTAAAGAGACTTTTATTTGGTCAAAATCTAAGTTTGTAAAGTTTACTAATGCCATTTATCGTGTTGGCTGTAGTGCGAATTCTAATTGTTGTGGTAAAACATCAATTCCTACAATGTCATACGTAATTTTTACGTCATATGCGTTGTTATCGTAGTCAGGAATACAGTCTACCTTCTTCAATTCCACTCTTGGTTCATAATTATTGATTGTAGTCGTGATTTCTTCTTTAAGTACAGCAGATGTTCTAGAATCTATGTTCTCAAAAAGAGTTTCTTTGATTCTTGAACCCAAATCTGGATTAAAAAACCGTTCACCAGGAGTAGTAAACACCAAATTTCTTATGGAACGTGCAATTGCAGTCTCATTTTTGATGGTTATTAGGTCTAAATTGATAGGATTTACCTCAAGTGACATACTTAAGTCCTTAAAACCCTTACTTATCCGTTGAGTTGGCATTAAAAAGGAAAATCTAACTTATTTATTCATTATTTAGCATGAAAAAAGCACCTCGTTAAAGGTGCTTATAGAGAGAGTTTTTGGGGGAGAGGTCGTTCCCTATATTATCCTTGTCTTTTCATGTCCAACACGTATACGAGGGTCACACCAGATCTCATATCCTTTATCTTTTGCATCTAAACAGAATGATACATCTTCTCCACACATGTCCTGAACTGCACCAGAT